CCCGCGCAGCATCAGGCGCAGCAGCCCACGCAGCAGCCCGCGCAGCATCCCGCGCAGCATCGTCGCAAAGGCCATTGGCGAATTGCTCGGCCACATCCAGCGCATTGAGGCTGCGCGGATCGGTAATCAAATGCTGAACTTGGCGAGCCGCCCACACTCCGAACAAGCGGAAGTCTCGATCATGTCCTTTGAATGCGCGGGCGCACCATAAGGCGTCATCAAGGCCGTTGCTGTTGAGGATAGTCAGCAGCGACAAGGGCTCTTCATCGGCCTTGGTTTTACCAAGGGTATTGAGCAGTTTTCTCCAGCCATCAGAGCAAGGCGAGCAAGCGCGGATATCGTTGAGCGTGGTCATGAATGGCATTGGTCTATTCCTTCGGTCGTTGTGGTTATTTGTCGGTCTTGCGGGCGGCGCGCTTGGTGGCTTTGGCGATCTGTTCGCGCAGCCATCGGATACCCAGTTCTTCTTTGAAGGTTTCCCACTCATCGTCAGTGAGCCGGATGTTTCGGTTGGCGCCTACGGTTGGCTTTCGCATATTTCCTCCTTTCCTGTAGTGGCGAGTATATCTATTCTGTAGTGGCAGTCAAGACAATAAAAAGCCCGGCACAATGGCCGGGCTCCGGTGTCGCTGGTCGTTACGCTTGCGGTAGGGTCAACACGTCGCGCAGGCCTTCAGGGCTTGGCTTGGAGACAATGCCGTCTTCCTCCATGCGCATCAGCGCTTGCTCGATCAGGTTGTCATCATCGCCGTAGATCGGGCGCAACACCGAATCAGCGGTCGACACGGCCTTGATCACGTCGCGGCAGGCAGTCGAATACATCACTTCCAGGGTGGCGGCATCGAAGACTGGTAATTCAGCCGCGCCAGACGGCTTGCTGCGTACCAGCTCGTATTGGCCTTTCTCGTTGGTGCCTACCCATACAACCAGGCCTTCTTTCTCCAATACCTGCAGAATCGCGTTGGCGCGCTCATAACCGCACTTAAGCAGGTTCTGTAGGCCGGCGATTGAACTGTTTTGCTGGATGGTCACAAAGTCGCGGGCATCGTTCAGCTGTTTTGCTGGGATCTCGATGTCCTTCTTGGAGGCCTTGGCTTTCGGCTCCTTGACGGTGGCGGCCTTGGCTGGCTTGGCTGGCTCTTCGTCCAGTGGCAGCGACTTCTGATCCTTGTCCGCCTGGTGGGCGCTCATGCCTTCGGAGTAGCTGTTCGGATAGAGCACGATCAGGATCGACGACTTGTCATGCGCCTTATCCGTCAAGACGTGACGGTTCGGCTCGTCGCCATCAATAATCATGGTGGCAGTCAGCTTACCGTCGATCTTCAGCGCCTTGAGCGTTGCACCAACCGTCTCGACGCCATTGGCATTGATCACCCTGCAAGCGGTGGCCGTGATCTTCTTCAGCTCGGAGCCTAGCTCGGAAATCACCGAGTCCTGCTCCTGCTCGCTGAGCTTGTTAAAGGCCACTTCGCGCTTACGCATAAAGCCAAGAACCACCTCGGTGATGTCGTGGTTCATCAGCTCCGACGCGACTTCCATCGGGCTCAGGCCGTCTTTTTTGGCGGCGGACACAATGGCTTTTTGTGCGGAGTTCATCATTGGTCATTCCTTGTGGTGTTAGATCAGGGTTTTGGTAAGTTCAAGCAACTCGGCTTCAGTGCCGAATGCTTCGATGAAATCGGTTTTCGATCCGTGGATGCTTGGCACTGAGAGCCCGGCAGTGCCTCGGTGATGCGCAGGGCACAGTCCTATCGCATCGTAATGGCTGGCGCGTCGTCCAAGGCCAGTGCCGGCCCGAGGGTGGTGGATCTCGCACGGAGTACCCGGTGTATCCTGTTTGTAGCAAGCGATGCAGCCCAGGGCGGCCACTTTGTTCAGGTGCTGGCGTTCGGTCTTGGTCATGCGAATGTTCCCAGTTGTGCAGCGGCGTCCATGGCTTCAGCCTCAGTCGTAAAGTGCGATTGCAGGACCAGGCGCCAGCAGGTCGCGAACACGTCCTTGTACAGCGCCTCAAACTCCACATCGTCCATGCGCGACCAGCTGACCGACTTAGCGCGCTTCTCGATGCCGGCTGGGGTGTTGACCAGCTTGAAATGCCCGGCCTCGATGATGATGTATTCGCGAAACGCCTCGCGGCTTTTGTCGACCGCCGGAAAGCGTTCGGATCGGTCATGCTCGAGCTTTTCGATGTAGGCCTGCACCGCATTGGCAAGCTGTCCTGGCTTGCCGTTCAGTTCCTCGAAATACTTGGCCAGTCCATGGATGCCGCGCAGTTCCTGCCGCGGGATAAGTCCGCCTTTTGGCTCCCAATACTCATATGCCAAGGCCAACAAGGCGAAGAACTTGCGGTGAAACCGATCGTTGCGCATCTTCTTGAAGTCGCCGTGAACCGTGGTGCCGTACTTCAGTTTTGAAATCAGTTCACGGTCGGCATCGGTGGCGCCGACCAAACCATTTGCACTTCTGACCAGCGCCAAATCCGCCATAACTCAACTCACTTGATGCTGATGGATGACTTGCCGGTTTCGCTGTGCGCGCCCGGTACTTCTTTGCCTTCCTTGATCGCCTTGGCAATCTCTGCCTTTGCCGGGGTGCTGGTGACCTTGGTGTTCATGTACTCATCCGGAATCTTCGACTCCTCATCGATCACCACGGTGGGCTTGCCTTTGCCCAGGGTGATGGTGAACAGCGGGTGGGTGATTTTGCTGATGCCAGAGGCTTCCATGTTGGTGCGCAGGTATTCCTTCAAGGACTCCTTGCGATTGACCATCACGCGCTTGCGCTCGGACAAGCGATCGATCTGCGCCTGGATGGCGTCGATGTCGCCGTCCATGTTCAGCGTGACCATGGCCAGGGCCTTGCCCTTCTCCTGGAATTCGCCTTCGATGGCCTGCATGGTGTCGCTGACCGCCACGGCCAAGTCTTCATCGCCCGCTTCGGCCAGCGCGGCCAGTTCCTGATACTGCTTGCTGATTTCGTAGAGAGCGGTCATTGCGCGGCCTCATTGGTCGATTGTGGGGCTTCGTCAAAGCGAGCCTGCTGCTCGGTGTATTCGCGGGTGATGCGGGTCACCGCCTTGGTGTCTTTGCGGGCTGCTAGCTTGCGTACTGCGACATCATGGAAGGCCTTAAGCTCGTTCTTGGTCTTGGCGGTCTTCAGTGACTCAATCACAGACTGGAGGAATTCCAGGCGCTCTTGCTTCTGGCGTTCTTCTTCGGCGATCTTGTCTTCGGCCTGTTCGATGGCCAGTTCATCGTTGAGTTGCTCAAGATAATTAGCATCGTCGTGCAACCCCAGGAACACGTCGGCGCTGAAGCCAAGTGCGCTTAAGGCCTTCTTGATCGCGTCTGTAAGTGACTTTTTCGGAGCCTCACCATCACCGCTGATGCCATAAGACGACTTGTACAGAGCGCTCGTGCAGCCGTAGGATTCGATCTCGCCTCGCTGGCCTTCATGCATATACCAAAACAGAATGCGCACCGTGTGGTTTTGGGTAAATCCGAGACTTATGCGCTTATCACCTTCGCCGGAAAAGATTTCCTGGCCAAGATCGAATCGCTCTTCCTGTACTTTCCAGCCGAACCCGATGCCTGCTGGCCCGAATATTTCGGTAGCCTTCATAATCATCGCCGTACCGCTAAGGCTGGTGATGTTCTGGCCGTTTACCTTGGCTTTCTTGGTGAACCGAGTATCGGTTTTGTCAACCTGACTCCAGATCTGCATGTTCTTGTCGGTCATAGCGGAACTCCATCATCATCAGTTTCGCGGACAACTGGCGTCAGCGCGTATTCATGGTAGCGCTCGCCGTATTCGTTCCAGCTACGCGCCTCAATGTCGACAATGCCATTGGTCCATACGGTGACGATGGGGCCAAACATCGGCTCGCTTTGTGTCCGCGATATGGTGAATTCTTTTCGCGGGCTATTTGCCAGGCTGCCGGCCATGGTATGAACCAGCACCAGCAAGCGGTATACGTCGCCACCGTCTCTGCTGTTGGCTCTGATTGGCTTAATGTCGCTCATTTGTCTTTCCTCAAGGCAATAAAAAACCCATCAAGTCCTGCAACCGGTGGAACTCTCCTTTCTGATCGACCAGTGCCGGGGAGGCTTGATCATCAGGAGAACGGTTGCAGGCTTCATGGGTTTCATCCCCGGCATCTGGTCTAACTTTGTCTCAGCGTTCCACGGCCTTAACGATGTGCATCTTGCTACATATCTGCCACTACAGCAACTTCTTTTTGCGATCCATCAGGAAGATAAGTCGCCAGCATCTGAATCGAGAAATCGTCATTCTTTTTGCGCCTCAGATTGGCCAAGAATCGCTTACCTTGGAGCAGTGCGTGCAGCTCTCCAGGTCGACAAAAGCCAACAGGGACCGGGAGCATGGATTGAACCTTGATCAGCTCCTCGGCGCGCACCAGCAGCGATACCAGTTCATCCACATGGATGGTCACCATTTTACGCCCGGACTGATGCGCCATGGACGCCTCAGCCTTCAGCGCGTTGAAATCGATCTTGCTCGATCCTCGGCTCATTGTCCTTGCTCCTCTTTCTGCAGGCGCTTCAGCAAAGCCCGCTGGCGTTGTACGGCGCGAATACCACGGCCGAATCGCTCCGCCAGTACCGCATTAGGCAGATTTCCCGCCAGGATCAGTTTGTTCTGCTCCTCGGTGAATCGCACTGCTTGCATTACTTCTGCGTAAAAGCTCATTAATTCAGCTCCTTGACCTTTTCGAGGCAGACTGGCGCGGCATTGAGAATGTTGTTGTATGCGTTGACGTTGCCGACCTTGTTCCACTCCATCAGAGCGTCGAGCATATCCATAGTTGGGTGGAGTGGAACCAATCTCCAGCCGTCTGGCGCTACCGAGGTCGGAACGGGTTTGTTTTTAAGCGCAATACCGGCGGGGCAAGAGCAATAGCCGCGCCAATCGCCAATAGCGTCTATGTACTCGCCAGAACCGTCGCAAGAAGTACACGCCACCGGCTCACCCTGCCCACCCTTCAGCCGCTCATTATCCTTGAGCAATGATTCAAGGTTATCGCAGCAGTCATTCAGAAGATCGTTTGCAACCTCAATTGCCGGGCCCTTACCAGAAACGCCGTATCGGCATTCAGCAATCAATGCTTGCAGCTTCTCTTTGTCGTATGGCGCATCGATAAATTCGCAGGCTTCGGCCAATCTCTGCTGAATGTCGGCGTTCTCCGCCGTCAGCCGATCTATGGTGGCCTGCAGTTCGGCGAGTTCGGGCGGGGCTTCAAGACAAGTCTTGGTATCGAACAACTTGTGCGATGACAGCTCGACAAACCGCGACTGATCACAAGTAGCCCATTCGGAATTGCCTTTTCGGCGATACAGATAAATTTTACTGCTCATTCGCTTGCTCCAATCATGTCGTGTGCAAGGCCGATTAGGCGCTGGTTTTCTAAATGCATTTGGTGCATCTGTGATTTGATTTGGTCTCGCTCTTTTTCTGCCTTGTTTGCACGGTGCCAGTAATGCGCTGCAAGCTGCCTGCATTCAGCGTCGGTCTTTTCCTTGAGGAACGCGGTCTTGCTCATTCGCTTGCTCCCGATTCGGTGGGTTGTGCCAAGGCTGCGCGAAGGCTCACGCCTACATCTGGAAAGTGATCCCAGCCACTTTCGGCGTATTCCATGAACTCAGTTGCTGCCTTAACGAGAATCGCATTCCGCTGCTCGGCGGCTGTCAGGCTTGATTCAATCTTGATGACATGATGGCGTGAGTCTTCATGCGCTATGGCGAAAAGACGGTTTGTTTCTCGCAGGTTGGCCAGCTCTTCCCGCAGCGCAGCCAGCTCAGACTGGGCGGCGTCGTAATCGGCGCAACGAACGAACTGCGCGTCGTCGAATTCTGTTTCTACAACGTGCCGATGGTCAGCACGAAAACGTTTCACATCGCTCATACAAATTCCTCAGTAGGTTGCGGCGGTTTGTGGTTTGCCTGGAATGCAGCAATTACCCAGCCCCTTGGCGTGGCGCTGCGAATGTTCTTTGTGCGTGTCGACTTTCCGCCGCACTTCTTCCAGCCTGGGTTGTCCTTGTGAAGCGCCGGGATCGGTTTGCGCTCCGGCTCTACGAAGCCCGGGCCCTTCCAGATGCAGGTGTTCTTGTTGTAGGCGTCACGTGGCGGATATACCTCTGGATACAGTGGGTGGCAGTCGTCATAAGGCAGATAGTCGCCGTATTCGCATGGGTGGAACTTGAAATCAGGCTTTCTCCAAAGCGTCGACAGCTTGCCGACTGGGTTCTCAGCGCCCCAGCAGTCACAGTTGCACGCTTTGCCCACGGCGGGAGCCAGCTTTGCCAGTGCAACTGCCTCTTCTAGGAAGTTCGGATTCTCTAGGCGTTTCTTGGCCCAGTGCTTCGAGCCTGCATTGGTCATGTCCGTGCATTCCGGGAAGCTGAAAATGAAATCAGCCCGACCCCCGACCATTCGTGCGATATCCGCTGCATGCTTATCGATCTGGTCGTGATGGAACCACATGCCGACCTTGAACAAGTCGCCTTCCCGCGTGATGCCTTCCTGGTGCTGACCGTCAAACAGCCAGCATTCGTAACCGGCATCGAGCCACGGCTTAGCCATGAGCCCGGTGTAGTCGTATAGAAAAATTGCGATCCTTTTCACATCACTCTCCAAAATCGTTATCTGGCGGATCAAAGTCATCGAACGCTTTCTGTCTGCGCTCGGCGTCGGTCAGGCCGTCTTCGGGTTCGTCGTCATCGGGCGGCTCCAGGTTGTGGTCACCGAGGTACACACTATTCGTCGGTTTCATTTGGTATTGCTCCTGATGCTTTCAGCCGATCAATCCACTGCTTACGCTGGTCTTCGGATAGCGCCATGGTGTCGATGATGATCGGCTCTGGCGGCTCCATCGATTTGATGTCTGTTAGGATCTTGATCAGAGGTTCAAGCTCGCGCTGGTGGCGCTCCTGCATTTCGCGGATCTGACGCCAGACCGCTGCCTTGGTGTCTTCGAAGTAGCTCATTTCATCAATCCCGCGCCATACGCCAGCCAGGTGCAGCCCATGGTCACGGCTGACAGGGCGATCAGTGCGCAGCTCAGGACGTACAAAACCGGCCGGCGCTTCTCGAAAGGCTTGATGTCCTCAACCAAGGGAATCGGCTCGCCGGCCTTGATCATCACGCCACGGGAGCGCCAGTAGTTCAGCGCGTGGACTTCGAGGATGGTGCAGCGGGTGGCTTTGCTCATGGTCATTCTTCCGATGGTGGTGATAGGTGATGCTGCCAATGCGTGACTCGATGCTCAAAGCGCGAGCCGTCTGGATAGCGCCAGTCAATGCCGTTCCAGTACAGAAAGCGCGCACCGTTCGCAAATCGCTGCGCGTCCTTCGCTGGCGTGTAGGCAATGACGTGGTTCTTTCCACCGCACTTCGGAAGGTCCGGCAGCTTGTCGCTGCACTTGATCCATTCACTCATCACACCTCTCCTTTCCGGTTCTTCCGCTGTGCGCGGATCAGGTCGATCGTTACCAGTTCAGTCGCATGGTGGGCCGGCAGCAAGTCGCCACGGGCCAGTGCGTAGTTCAGCATCCCTTGAGCCCGATCCAAGTTTGCCTTGGCCAGATCGTCGTAAGGCATCGTCCGCGCCATTTCCAGCGTGGTGTCGAGTAAGTCGCGGCAGGGCTTGGGGATCATTGGTCTTGCTCCGGTCGTTGGTACTGGAAAGGCCTCAGTGAATGGGCTTGAGGTGGGCCGGGTTGCTCGAAGACAGCTTCAAGCGGGTCAAATCGTCCTTCTTTCGCTTCTTGGATTGCCGCCATGATTCGTCGGGTATCGGCGCCTTTTTCTCGCAAATGCTCAAGAATGAAGATCTCCAGTCGCGCCGCGCTATTTCCTGTTCTGCAAGCGGAAGCAACAAGGGCTTTCCGCTGCGCCTTTTCGGAGTCGCTCATCGCAGGTCACCAGTCACGAAGTTGTCCACGTCAGCAGAAAGGTATGAGCCGCCGATATTGCCGCGAGCGTAGCAACGGCCAGCATATTCAGCTTCCAACTCAGTGCGAAAGCGATGACAGCCACCTGTTGCCATCTGGCAGAGGATCTGACCATCAACTAGCACACTGAAACTGTCGCTGTTCTTGATCGCTTCTACGTTGTTCATCTCGTCTTGCTCCGTGTTCGGCTGGTCTGCCTTGGTGAGATGAACTGTATAGGCGAGAACCGCACAGGTCAATGGGCAATTTAAAACTTATTCGGTTGACCATGCGCACGGTAACGTATATTGTTCGTCTCAGTTGCCCACCACTCATAAGGAACGACAGATGAACGTTGGAAGAAGCCTAAAGATGGCCCTGGCTAAGCGGGATATGAACCAGACCCAGCTGGCAGAAAAGATGAAGTGCACCCAGGTATGGATCAACCGGTTAGCCAACAGCGAAAGCGCTTCCATGGGTACCGTCACGCAATTGGCCGAAGCGCTTGACATGAAGGTCAGCGAATTCATTGAGCTGGGGGAGGATTGATCATGAGGTTTACGCATCTTCTGAGAGGGCTTGGCGGCCCGGTCGCGTATTACCCAGCGCTGGCAAAACATGCTGGCGGGGTTAAGCCTGCAATCATGCTGTGCCAGCTTATCTACTGGTCAGATAAGACTGATTGCGAGCTTGGTGTTTACAAGAGTGTCGAGGAATGGGAGGTAGAAACAGGGCTTTCATATCGCGAGCAGATGACAGCTCGAAAGGAGCTTGCTGAGCGGGGATTGGTCATTGAAACAGTGAAACGATTGGAGCATCGAATCTATTTCCTGCTGGACGAGGAAAGACTGGATGAAGTCCTTGAGCATATAGCCGAAAGCAGTAAGCGAATTTCCCCAAATGCGGAAAGCGCAGTTCGGGGCATGCGGAAAGCGCATTTCGTTCATACAGAGAATACTGCAGAGACTACTACAGAGAATAAAAGCACTTGTGATCAGCAAGCCGATCACATCCCGTACGAGGAGATTTTCAACACCTACGAGCGAGTGCTACCCAGCAAGCCAAAGGTAAAGATTCGCGACGACGCAAGGCGCAAATTAATCCGCTCACTCTGGCGCAGCAACCCTAAATTCCAGAGCGTTGAATTCTGGGAGCGTTACTACGCTGTAGTGAAGGCGAGCAAGTTTCTGATGGACTCGAAATCGCTGGCGTTCGACTGGCTGCACAAACCGGCCAACTTCAAGAAGGTCGCAGAGGGGAATTATTCTGAATGAACATCAAGGAACCATACAGCCAGGAGGCTGAACAAGCAGTATTGGGGGCAATGCTGATCAAGCCGGAGCTGATCGACATTTTGGCTGCTGACCTGAAGGAGTCGGATTTTTTCTTTGGTGACAACCGGGCGGTGTTCAAGGGGATCATGCAGTTGCGTGCGGCGAATATGCCGGTGGACTTTCTGACCGCTGGCGAGCAGATCGGCTTGCTGGATGATGGAACGCCGGCCTTTGCCTACACCGCTGAGCTGCACAAGAACACGCCAAGCGCTGCCAATGCCAAGTCGTATGCGCAGACCGTGATCGCTCGCAGCATTGATCGCTCGCTTGTGACGGCCTGCTACAACATCAACGAGATTGCGATTGGCGAGGGGAGCGCCGAGGACAAGATCGCCCAGGCCGTGGCTGAGATTGGGTCGATCAACACGGGCTCGGGGGAAGCCGAGACGGTCAAGGCTGGCGCCGTGCTGCGCCTGCACCTGGAAGAATTGGAGCGCCGCGAAGCGCTGGGTGGCGCGATCGATGGCCTAAGTACCGGTATCGACTCGCTGGACAAAAAGATCAAGGGCCTGAAGAAAGGCGGCCTGTACATCATCGCCGGGCGGCCGAAGATGGGCAAAACCACCCTGGCCATGAACATCGCCGATCACAACGCCGTGCGCTGTGGCAAGCAGGTGCTGGTGTTCAGCCTGGAAATGACCCACCAGCAACTGATCGACAAGGCCCTGGCCTCCTTGGGCGGGATCCCACTGAATGCGCTGCAGGATGGCTCGGCACTCAAGACCCATTCCAAGGAGCTGCTGGACACCGGTGCACTGATCGATTCGTCGGGGTTGACCCTGTACGACCGCAAAGGGGCCACGATCAACCGCATAAGATCCGTTTCCAGGCGCCACAAGATGCGCTACGGGCTCGATGCGATCCTGGTTGACCACATAGGGTTGGCAGACGTCGAAGACGCCCGTGCGAGCGCTGTACAGCGTATCAGCGAGATTACCCGCCAGCTCAAGCTGTTGGCCAAAGAGCTGGACGTTCCGGTGATCGCCCTGTCGCAGCTCAACCGCGAACTGGAGAAGCGCCCGAACAAGCGGCCTATCCCGTCTGACCTGCGTGACTCGGGCTCGATTGAGCAAGACGCCGACATGATCATTTTCGTGTACCGCGATGAGGTCTATGAGCCGAACACCGAATACCGCGGCGTGGCCGAGATCATCATCGGCGTGGCTCGGGACGTTGAGCCGTGCACGCAGAAGGTGCGCTACCAGGGCAAGTACAGCCTGTTCAGCGACATGCGCGACGACTACGAAGAACCGGTGCTGCGCCAAACAAAGTCGTACGCCAGCACATCGCTACTGGATTGAGGTGAGCATGCGCAAGTCCACGTTCAAGACGGCAGCGCAGTTGGCGGCCGAATACATCGATCGCCAAATCGCCCAGGCCAAAGACCCGGCGACCAAGGCAAAGTTCGAAGAACTGAAAACCAAGACCGAAGGGAAACGACCATGACCAACGCAATCGAAACGACCCGCCGCAGCCTTTACCAATGGCTGAAATTGATCCGAGGCAGCCTGCTCAATAACTCCTGGTCGGACGGCGACCGCAAGAGCGAGCAATTCCAAGAGATCTTGGAGGCGCACCTTGAGGTCCTGCGCTTGGAACGCTGCGCCTTGGCCCAAGAGCGAGACGACCTGCGCAACCGGCTTCAGGCCATGACGCATAACCGCGATGAGCTGGCCAGATCTAACTTGGTGGCTGGCGATGAAATGCGGCGACTGCAGACGCTGCTGAAGGCGAAGATCGAGATAGCCTGTACATCGCCTCAAGTTTCGCCAGTAAACGTCGACAGCGACGCACAGAAGGCCAATGCGCTGATGATTATCCTGGGTGCGCTGATCGATTCGCAGCGAATCATCACTGACTGGATAATTCCGGACGGCATCAAGCCGAAAAAGGCCATGCCGAAACTGCTCGCGGTGCTGGACAACGAAACCTTGGTGGCGGCGCAGAAGGTGTTCGAAAAGACCGAAGACCAAAAGGTTAGTCCATGCGTATATTGCGATGGGCTTGGGTATGTCCACTGCAACGGCGGCCGCCCAACAGCGCCATGTCCGAACGGATGCGAATGAAAAAGCGCACATGGGCCGTGCATGTCGAGGGCTATGCTCCATTCCAGATGGTGGTCCTCGACGGTGAAATCGATCAGGCCCAGGCACTCGCGGCGGCGCGGGTGATCTGGCCGAAGGCAACGGTGGCGTGATGCAGAACAACAGACGAACGAAAATCCTGATCCATGGCGCCTGGTTCATCGTCGGCTGCTTCGCCGGAAACTACGCGACCTCGCTGATCTGGATGTTGAACACATGACCGAAACGACCGAGGGAAGGCCAATGAGCGACAAAATGCGGGAAGAATTTGAGGCGTGGGTGATGTCGAACTGGACAAGCCAATCTCTGGAGCGATTCAACCCGCTCCACGGTGTGACGGATGGTGAATACACAGGCTTTACCGTCCAGCACTGCTGGGATGCTTGGAAAGCCTCCCGCGAATCGCTGGTGATTGATCTGCCTCGCGACGTTACAAATGTCACAAATAAGGATTTTGAAGAGGGTAGAGACGCCGTTATCGATGCCATCGAAGCCGCAGGCCTGAAGGTGAAGCCATGAGCGATTACAGCGAACTGAAGCGGCTGGCTGAGGCATTTCCATCTGATCTGGATTGGGATAGCAACACCGAGCCATTCTTCAACGGACCATCTGGCGAGTCGCTTGGTGGCGGATCAACAGGGTTTTACAGCGTCTACGGCAAGCCGCTCCGCATTGAGGGCGAGGATTATGATTACGACGGACCTACCTATGTCGAAGCCTGCAATGCAGACTTTGCGAAATTCATGGTGGTGGCACGCGATGGCGTGCTGGCCCTGATCGCCGAGAACGATCGGCTGCGAGGAGATGCTGAGACAGTTACATCAGCCCGCGGCGACAAGCTGTTCACGTTCATGAGCAAAGACCCCTGCCGGTACACCCTCTGCGAAGTTACATATACGAAGCCGGTGCGAGCGCTTATTGTGGAGCGCGACCAGCTCAAGGCCGAGAACGAGGCGCTGCGCAAGGATCTTGCGAAGTGGCAGAAGGCTGCAATTGATCGGGAGCACATTCTGTTGCAAGTCGATGAAAACTACCTGACAGCTTTGGAGCAATCGCTACCCCACCTGAGTGATGGGCCGCTGAAGGAGCAGGTCAAATCGGCTATTGCCGCAATGAAATACCGGAAAGTCGAGGCGGCGCCATGATCCGTTTCCTCGCCCGCGCCATGGGCTATTGGCTGCTGGTCTCGATGGTGATGTTTCTCGCCTACTTTTTCGCGGTGACGACGTAAGGGAATGCGCATGAGTGAAGTGTTTATTTTGATCCCGGGTCTTCCGGTTGGTAAAGGCAGGCCGAGAATCGGCAAGCGAGGCCCGCACACCATCATGTTTGCGCCGAAGGAAACCGTGGCCTACGAGCAGAAATGCGCAGAGGAGGCGCGGTTATCGATGGGAAATCGTGAACTGATGGCCGGGGCGGTCGAGCTGAAGCTGCAGATCTTCATGCCGATTCCGATCAGCTATTCGAAGAAGAAGGCCCAGGCTGCGCGTGAGCAACGCCTGGTTCCGACCAAGAAGCCCGACGGGGATAACATCATCAAGGCCATTTGTGACGCGTTCAACGGCTGCGTGTGGGTCGATGACACCCAGGTCGTCGACTACCACGTCACAAAGCGTTTCGCCGATGCTCCCTGCGTGATTGCCATCGTCACGCCTCTTGATCTTGAATCTTGCTGAGCTGTACCATCGACCCCGCAGGCGGCGCCTTGGTCTGCGCTGGGTCCTCGGCCACCTGAACCTGCCGGATCGCCCACGATACGGGCCATGATTCAACTAACGCCTCACCTGCTCCGCCCCGGCCCGGTCATTCCCCAGTGATCGGGCTTTTTCATGCCTGAAACACTCACATCAAGCCCGGTGCTATGATTGCGCCATGACAAAACGATCTTGGAGCTGGCGCCTATGAGTGCTGAAGTAATCGCAGGGACCGCAGCAGGGGTTACGGCAGCAGGCGTGGCATTGGTGCTTGATCAGAACATCGCGATGGCCTCGATAGGCGGGGTTTTCATGTTTTTGGCCGTCTCGGTGGCCATTCCCTTGCAGACCCGGGCCTTTTTCAGCATTGGCTCATTCATCCTGGGCTATCTGGTTGGGCTGTTCATGATGACCTATGGCGGCCTGGAGATTTACGCCGCCATCTCGGCCCTGATCGCCTCGGGGCTGGGCTCATCGATCTTCGCCAGCCTGTACCAGTGGTTCGATGGCGGTAAGATGCCTTTCTGGGTCGCATTCCTGACCAAATTCCTGCCAGCCGGCATGAAAAAGAACGGAGGCTCCAATGAGTGAGAGCACCTACCTTGCCATGGCGCTGCTCGCAATGCGCGGCGCTTGCCACTTCCTCATTGCGCTGAGGATCTTCAGCTACAAGCCGACGAACCAGCGCGAACACCGTCAGGTCGTCGGCCTGATCGCCGCCATCTTCGGTGGGGCCAATCTCGCTGAATTCTTGCGCATTCTGAACAACTTCACGCAATTCGCGGTAAGTGTTGAACCCTATCTGCCAATTGTTATGCTGTTCGTGCTGATCTTCGTCACATGGTCAGGCGGCAACATCGCCCGGCTGCTCCCACAAAAACTCCTACAGAGACTTCCCTGATGCGAAAACAAGTCACCAACACCAAAAAGCCCGATAGCAACATGTATGCCGGCACTGGCAAGCCAAGCAAGCCGGCCCGCCCCGCCGCTCCAGCGCCAAGCAAAAAGAAACCGGCATGATTGCGCTGCTGATTCATTTCCTTGGGTTCCTGCTGATCAACTCAGCGGTGCCCTCGTACATCGAATCAGCAGGCTCCTATTTCCTCGCGGGGTGGTACGCCGCCTTCGCTGCGGTCGACATGATCGCTCTCTGCTTCGCCGCCCCTCGCCTGCGCATCCTACTGGCCCTGTCCTTCGCCTGGTCGGCTGCGCTGGCCTTTGAGTGCCTGATGCTGCAAGACACGCTGCAGCGCAATGACTGGATAGCCCAGGCCGCAATCGATTCAATTCTTTTCGCCTACCTGATCCTGCTACTCTTCAGGCTCAAAACCAAACCACAGACCGAGAGACAACGACCATGACCCAGCGCTTTATCGGAACCAAGATCATTCTGGCCCTCACCATGTCGCGACTGGCCTACAACGAGTACAGAGGCTGGCAATTGCCCGCCGACGAGAACGGCGCCGACGATGGCTACCTCGTTGAGTACACCGATGGCGGCACGCCAAACCATCCAGGCCATGCAGGGTACATCAGCTGGTCTCCAAAGGCGCAATTCGATAACGCCTATCGCCCGACCGAGGGCCTGACCTTTGGCTTGGCCATTGAAGCGCTGAAGCTTGGTCAGCGCGTGGCGCGTGCCGGCTGGAATGGCAAAGGCATGTGGCTCGTTCTCGACCCTGGCTCTGTTGTCAGCGAAGTCAGAGATGGTAGTGCGTATCACAAGGCTGGCGTAACTGGCTCGTTCACGATCAATCCTCACATCGACATGAGGACGGCAACCGGTGAAATGCAGCCAGGCTGGCTCGCATCGCAGACCGACATGCTCGCCGATGACTGGCTAATAATCGAGTAAACAGCAGGAATCACCAAATAAACCCGGCCAAGCGCCGGGTTTTTTGTATCCGCTCGGAGCGAAGCGCTATTATCTTGCTCAAATCAACCAAAACGAGACATAACCATGATCAAGGTCTTCAAAGAGAAAGCGCCGACGCTCCAAGCCGTGGAAGTCACCGACGTGCTGAATCAGCTTCCAGAGGTGGCAAACCTGATTGGTGCCACGCAAGCCGGTGTGTCGATCACCAGTGAAGGGCGCGTGGGTAACTTCAAGCTGGATGGCCAAGATGATTCCTACCAAGTGAAGGAAGGCCAGGTCATCGCTCTGTCGAATGGCGAGATCACCGTGTTGGATGCGGCAGAGTTCTACTCCAAGTACGAGGCGATCTGACATGGCAGGCGGTCGCCCTACGAAGTACAAGCCGGATCATTGCAAGGTTGCCAAGGCGATGGCAAAGCTCGGGGCGACCGATGCAGAAATGGCCGCAGCCTTCGGTGTCGCTGTGCAGACACTCAACTTGTGGAAGGTGACCTACCCGGAGTTTTCTGCCTCCGTAAAGCTCGACAAGGCAGTTGCAGACGGGAAAGTGGTCGAATCACTGTACAAGCGGGCCATGGGCTACAGCGTCACGGAGGAGGATATCCGGGTCATTGACGGCAAGATCGTCCGCAGCGAAGTTACCAGGCATTACCCGCCAGACCCGACCGCAATGATCTTTTGGCTGAAGAACCGGGATAAGGCCAACTGGCGCGATAAGCACGAATTCGAACACTCGGGCGGAATTTCCGTGGTCAAGATCGACGGCACCGACGAGGCCCTGTGATGAAACTCACGCTCAAGCAGCTTGAAGCCCAGGTGATCCTGGCCAGCTCGGCCATGTACCTGATGCTGTTTGGCGGGTCACGCTCAGGCAAAACCTTCCTGCTGGTGCGCAACATCATCATGCGGGCCCTGAAGGCGCCAAAGAGCCGGCACATCATCGTGCGCCTTCGCTTCAACAGCGTGAAGAACTCGATTGTCCTCGACACCTTCCCCAAGGTCATGGACCTGTGCTTTCCAGGGGTGGCCTACAACATCAGCAAGTCAGACTGGTACGCCAAGTTCCCCAACGGTTCCGAGGTCTGGTTTGCCGGCATCGACGACAAGGAGCGCACCGAGAAGATCCTCGGCATGGAGTTCGTGACGGTCTACTTCAATGAGTCGAGTCAGATCCCGTGGGGTTCGGTGGGCATCGTGATCACCCGCCTGGCGCAGAAGTGCATGCAGATCGTCAACGGCGTCGAGGCGCCCATGAAGCCGCGAGCCTACTTCGACTGCAACCCGCCGAACAAAGCGCACTGGTCCTATCGCCTGTTCATTGAGAAACGCGACCCGGAGACCAAGAAGCCGGTGGCCGACCCTGGCAACTACGCCGCCTTCCAGATCAACCCTGACGCCAACGCCGAGAACCTGACGCCTGAGTACATCGAGAGCCTGAAGTCGCTCAGCGTGCGATTGCAGAAGCGCTTCCTCAAAGGCGAATTCACCGACGCCAACCCGAGCCAGCTGTTCAGCGAGGAAAACATCGAGAGCAACCGCGTACTGGACGGCAGTAACTTGCCCGACATGGTGCGCGTGGTGGTGGCGGTCGACCCCTCTGGCGCGGGCGATGAGGCTGGCGCGGATAACGATGCGATCGGCATCATCGTCGCGGGCCTGGGTACGGACGGCAATGCCTACCTGCTGGAAGACTGCACCGTGAAGGCAGGCCCTGCGACCTGGGGCAACGTGGCCACCTCGGCCTTCGACCGGCATGAGGCTGACTGCGTGGTGGGCGAGGGCAACTACGGCGGCGCCATGGTCAAGCACGTCATCATGACCTCGAGGCCTCGGACACCATACAAGCAAGTCACCGCCAGCCGTGGCAAGCACGTCAGGGCTGAGCCGTTCTCCGCACTGTACGAGCAAGGCAAGGTGCGCCACGTCGGGCACTACCGCGAACTGGAAGATGAGCTGGTCGCCTTCACCACCTTCGGTTACGTCGGGGAATCCTCGCCGAACCGCGCCGACGCCCTGATATGGGCCTTGGCTGAACTGTTCCCAGGCATGGTCAAGGCCAAGAAGGAACCCGTCAAAGAATCGAAGCCGCGCCCTCGCGTTGGCAATCACAACTGGATGAGCTGAACATGAGCGAAGCAACAGACGACGAAAAACTGGTCATCGAGGCCCATGCCAGGTTCGACCAATGCGAGGACTTCGAAGGCGACTTTCGTAAGCTGTTCACGGACGACCTGAAATTCGTCAGTGCCGACAGCGACAACGGCTACCAATGGCCAGATGCGATGCGCTTGCAACGGCAGAGCAACGCCAAGCCCTGCCTGACCATCAACAAGACCCGTCAGCACGCACTGATGGTGATCAACGAGGCCAAGGAGAACCGCCCGAGCGTCAAGGTCAATGCTGTGGGTGGTGACGCCTCCTACGAGAGCGCCCAGGTCTACGAGGGGGTTATCCGCCACATCGAGTACCAGTCCAACGCCACTGACGCCTACGACACCGCGCTGGACTTCCAAGTAAAGACCGGCATCGGCTACTGGCGGGTAGTCACCGAATACGCCGGCGACGATTCTTTCGACCAAGAACTGTTCATCCGCCGCATCCGCAACCCGCTGAGCGTGTACCTGGATCCTGACATCAAGGAAATGGACGGCAGCGACGCCAAGTTCGGGTTCATCTTCGACGATATGCGCCGCGAGGACTTCGATCGTAAGTACCCGACCTTCAAGGACCAGGTGGCAACCAGCGTGTTTGGCCAGTCCAGCAACTGGTGCACCAAGGACACCGTGCGCGTGGCCGAGTATTACTACGTCGACTACGAGAAGGACACCCTGATCGCCCTGCCGATGCCGCAGCAGAACCCCGACGGCACGGTGGGCGAGGTGCTTGAAATGATCGCCTTGTCGGCGCTACGTGAGTCGATGCCGGACCTGGCTAAGGTGGCCATGAAGGACAAGACCATCCAGAAACGCCCGATCCAGCGGCAGAAGGTGCTGTGGTGCCTGATCGCGGGTGACCAGATCATTGATCGCAGTGAGTGGGTTGGCTCAACCATCCCCATCGTCCGCGTGGTCGGCGAGGAGTGCATGATCGACGGCAAGCTCGACCGCAAGGGCCATGTGCGCAACCTCAAGGACCCGCAGCGCATGTACAACTACTGGTCATCATCGGCCACTGAACACGTCGCGCTGCAGACCAAGACGCCGTATGTGGCCGGGGCCAGGTCCATCGAAGGGTTCGAGCCATACTGGGAGAACGCCAACACCGAGAACAGTGCCTACCTGCCGTACAACGACGTTGACGACCAGGGCAACCCGCTATTGCCACCGCAGCGAGCCGAAGCCCCGGTGATGAGCCAGGCCTACATGAGCGGTATGCAGGTCGCTGCCGAAGAAATGAAGATGGTCAGTGGGCAGAACGACGCGCTGATGGGCGCCCCGTCCAACGAGATCAGCGGCATCGCCATCGGCAAGCGCTCCAAGCAGGGCGTGCAGTCGACCATGCAGTACCGCGACAACCAGGCCAAGGCCATTCGCTACACCGGAAAGATCCTCATCGAAGCCATCCCCCGCGTCTACGACACGCCGCGCACGATCCGCATCCTGGCCGAGGACGGCAGCGATGACACTGTGCAGATCGACCCAACGCAAGAGCAGCCAATGGTCGAAAGCAAGAAGCAGGACGGTACCGATGGCGTAAACCGTGCGTTCAACCCGGCCATGGGCAAGTACGAGGTGATCGCCGACACCGGGCCGAACTACTCGAGCAAGCGCGAGGAGGCGTTCGACGCCATGACCAGCATCGCGATGGCCGATCCCACCTTCCTGCAGAAAGCCGGCGACCTGTACTTCAAAGCCGGTGACTTTGCCATGGCTGACGAGCTGTCGGAGCGCTACAAGAACTCGATCCCGGCCGAGATTCGCGGGGAGGCGCCACCACCCGAGCAACAGATGCTGCAGGAACAGCTCGATCAGGCCGGCCAGCAGATCCAGCAGCTGCAAGCCCAGCTCGCCGCCGCCATGCAGACTGCCGCCGACTTCGACAAGAAGGCCGAGAACAAGGACAAGGAGACCGAGATCAATGCGTTCAAGGCCACCACTGACCGTCTCAAGGCGCTGATCGACAAGATGGACCCAGCCCAGGCCGCACTGCTCGCCGCTCAAGCCGTGTCGCAATCGCTGGCCGACCCGATGCCGGTGGATCAGCAGGCGCTGCCAGAAATGCAGCAGATTCCACCAATGCAAGACGAATTCATGCAACAGCCATCGGGCATTCCGCCCCTTCAGTAAGGAGTAACACCCATGACCAAGTATCTCGGCGTCGCCACTGATGAGCCCCGCGTAACATCGCTCAAGGTCGGCAGCAATGGCGCGTCCAGCGTCTTCACCGCAATGGGCCGCATCAGCCAGTCGCTGACCCCGGTATCGGTGGCGACCATCACCTGCGCCGAACAGGCGTTCACCGTGCCCGGCCTGGCCGTAGGTGACGTGGTGACGGTCAGCCCGCCAGGCATTACCGCAGGTGTGGCCCCGGTCTGTGCACGCGTATCGGCCGCCAATACCCTGCAGATCACCTTCTGCAACCCGACAGCAGGGCCTTTGGTGCCAGCAGCCGGGGTTTATCAGATCTTTATTGCTCGATAAGCCGGTAAAGTGACAAATTCTGCTGCGTAGTCCAGAATTGCCAGCAGAAACCGACTTCGGGCGGCACCCGATGCTGATTACTTGGAACCCAAGGCCATGAGTGAAGAGACCGTAATCGAGGCGAGTACAGCCAGCCAGGAAGGCGAATCGACGCAGCCGGACGTTACTGAGGTGCTGGACCAGTCCACCAGCGAAGGCGGCGAGAACACCGACGCAGCAGCGCAAGGCGAACAAGAGGAAGGGAAGGATCCCAACGCCTGGGCACTGAAACGCATTGGTGCGCTTACCGCGAAGTCGCACGAAGCAGCGCGCGATGCTCAGGCCGCCCGAGCGGAGGCCGAGCGTTATCGCTTGCTGGTAGAGCAGATGCAGCGCGGGGAAGAACCTGTCGTCACCCCACCCGGCCAGCAGCCGAACATTGACGAACTGGTGACCAAGCGCGCTGCCGAGATCGCGCAACAGCAGCAAATGGCCGAGCGGGGCCAGTCGGTGTCGAAGGTTGGCGCCGAGGCTTACCCGGACTTCATGAACGCCGTGACCACCCTGGACGCATTGGGTATTTCTGGCGAGCAAGTCCAGTCCCTGCTGGGCATGGATGACGCGCACAAGGTGATTTATGCCTTGGGCAAGAACCCCGAGGACGCGTTGCGCATTCTCGCTCTTCCACCGCTACAGCAAGGCCGAGAACTGGAGCGCATGGCTCTGAAAGCCGGCCAACCAGTCCCAAAGGCTGTGTCAAAGGCGCCCGCCCCGATCACCCCGGTCGATGGCTCTACCACGGTAGAGAAAGACCCTTCCAAGATGTCGATGGATGAATGGGCGAAGTGGCGAGCGAAAACTGCAAACACTCGATTTTAAGGAAATAACTCATGGCTACTAACGCCCTGCTCACGCCGAGCATGATCACCCGCGAAGCGCTGCGCATCTTCAAGAACACCAACCTGTTCCTGCGCACCGTTGACACCCAGTACGACGACAGCTTCGCCCGTGCTGGCGCCAAGATCGGCGACACCCTGCGCATCCGCCTGCCGAACGACTACACCGTGCGTACCGGCAAGGTGGCGACCCCGCAGAACACCAACGAGCGCAGCGTTCCCCTGACCGTTTCCAGCCAGAAGGGCGTCGACGTAGCCTTCAGCTCGGCAGAACGCGCCCTGTCCCTCGATGACTACTCCAACCGCATCCTGCTGCCTGCGATGAACGCCCTGGCCGGTGGCATCGCCATCGACCTGATGACCTCGGTTGAGCAGTTCTCCAACCTGACGTTCAAAGGCCGCAATACTGCCGACAGCTCGGGCACCATCGTGACCCCGGACTCGGCGGCTTGGCTCGACGCTGGCGCCCTGCTCGACCTGACCAGCACCCCGCGCGCCAACTCAAAAGGCATGCGCAAGGCGATCCTCGACCCCCGCACCCAAGCCCGCACCGTTGACTCAATGTCTGGGCTGTTCAACAACGTGCAGAAGATCGGCGATCAGTTCAAATCCGGCGAGCTGGGCGTGAATACCCTGGGCATGGACTGGGGCATGGATCAGACCGTGCTGAAGCACACCAACGGCACCTACACCGCAGGCGCGGTATCGGGCGGCAGCCAAACCGGCTCGACCCTGACCGTGACCGCCATCACCGGCACCTTCAACAAGGGCGACATCATCGTGATCGCCGGCGTGTTCGGTGTGAACCCAGTGACCAAGCAATCGACCGGCGAGCTGCGTCAATTCGCCGTGACTGCCAACGTCTCCGCGGGTGCCACGCAGATCCCGATCTACCCAGCAATCACCCCAGGCAACGTGGCATACGGCACCGTGACCGCCTCGCCGGCTGGTGGCGCGCTGATCACCCTGGTCGGTGGTGCTGGTGTGACCTTCCGCAAAAACTTCGTCATGGACCCGATGGCGATCACCATGGCCACCGCTGACCTGGAGCTGCCACGCGGCGTTCACGAAGCCTACCGCGAGACCTACGACGGTGTTTCGTTGCGCTTCATCACAGGTTACGACGTGACCAACGATGACTTCATCAGCCGCTTCGATGTGCTGTACGGCTACCAGAACATCCGCCCTGAGTGGGGCGTCGCTGTGGCGGATGTGCTTTGACAGTGGAGGTACGTCCGCATCGTGTAATTAGCGGATAGCCCTAACCGGCAAACAAAGGGGCCATCGCGGCCCCTTTTCTCTATCTCAGGAGTGAATGCAATGACCGAATTTCCGAAATGGAAGTACCACGCGAGCGAAAAAGCCCTGATCGTTGACGACCAAGCTGCCGAAGAGGCCTTGGGCCTTGGTTGGTTCGACACCCCGGCCGAAGCGCTGGATGCTGCCGCTGCCGTCGACACCGACGATTCTGCCGAACAGGCCGAGATCTACCGCAAGGAACTGCTGGCCAAGGCCAAAGAGCTGGGCATCAACATCCACCACATGAGCGGTGTTGAGAAGATCCAAGCGGCCATCGACGACCACAACACCTAATCTGGAGCTACCCCATGACGACGCCGGTCGAACTGATCAATCTGGCACTGAAACAAGTGGGCGTGCTGGGGGTCGGCCAGACCGCCGCCGCCGAGGACATTGCCGACGCCTTCAAGATGTTGAACATGATGCTGGCGCAGTGGTCGGTGAAGCGCAACGTGGTGCACCAGATCCTTGACGTGGGCTTTCCCACGGACGGGCGCCAGACTTACACCGTCGGCGCCGGTGGCGACTTCAACGTATTCCGCCCATCCCGACTGCAAGGCGCCTACTGCCGGCAGCTGGCCGCCACCCCGATCGATTACCCGCTGCAAGTCCTGAAGTCGCAAATTGACTACGGGCGCATCAGCACCAAGACCCTGGGCTCTATGCCCAGCGCCGTCTACTACGACCCTCAGTTCCCGCTGGGGGTTTTGCACGTCTGGCCGGTGGCGATTGCCGGCTACGAGATCCACCTGCAGATTCTGTCGCCGCTATCGCAGTTCGCCGACCCTTATCAGGACATCAACCTGCCTCCCGAGTACGAAGAGGCGCTGATGTACAACCTGGCCGGGCGTCTCTACCCCATGTACGGCATGCAGGCTGACTCCGTAGTGATCCAGCTCGCGGCGGCCAGTCTGGCGACCGTGCGCATGGCTAACACGCAGATCGCCCTGCTGTACATGCCTGACGGCCTGGTTCGCAACGGCGCCTACAACTTCTACTCGGACCGCTGATTATGAAAGTGCCCCTGATCAATGGTGCCTACCAAGCGCGCAGCCTGATCGCCGCGGCCCAGCGCTGCGTCAACCTGTACCCCGAGATCAATCCAGAGGGAGAAAGCTTCCCCACCACGCACTACCCGACGCCAGGCTCTACCGTGCTGCTGACCGCGCCCGACCGCATCTGGCGCTGCCTGTACACCTCCAGCGACAACCGCCTGTTTGGCGTGTGCGGCTCATCGGTGTATCTGATCAAGGACGACCTTACCCTGCAGAAGCTCGGCAGCGTGGTGTCCACGGTGACCCCTTGCTGCATGGTCGACAACGGCGTGCAGATCCTGCTGGTGGATGGCACGCCAGATGGGTACACCATCGACTTGAGCGGCCTGATTTACACCAAGGTCACCAATCCGGCGTTCTACGGCTCTACCAGGGTCTTTGTGGTGGACGGCTACCTCTTGCTCAACCGCCCTGGCACCAATCAGTGGTACATCACCCTGTTTCGCGACGTCGATTTTGATGCTCTGGACTTCGCCTCGAAAATTGGCGCGCCCGACCTACTGGTGGCTGTCGGTGTGACCCGGCGCAACGTGTTCCTGTTCGGCGAGCAGACCACCGAGGTGTGGGCCAACACTGGCGGGACTGACTTTACCTTCTCGCGCATCCCTGGTGCATTTATTCAGTTCGGCTGCAAGGCCCCGTATAGCCTCTGTGAGGCTGACGGGTCGCTGTACTGGGTCAGTCAGTCGCCGCAGGGCGAATGCATGGTCCTGCGCACCGAGAACTACGACAGGGCGCGCATCAGTACGCACGCCATCGAGAGCGAGCTGCAGAAGTACGCCAGGGTCGATGACGCAATTGGCTATGTGCACCAGATGGATGGCCATTATTGGTACGTACTGAGCTTCCCGACCGCCAGCAAGACCTGGGTCTTTGACCTGGCCACCCAGCAGTGGCATGAGCGCGCCTACCTTGAAGAAGACGGCACCCTCGACCGGCACCGCGGCAACTGCTTCGCCTTCTGGCAGGGCCGGCACGTCGTCGGCGATTTCGAAGACGGCCGCCTGTACGAACTGAGCCTCGACGTGTACACCGATGCGGGCAATGAGATCCGCCGCATTCGCTCCTTTCCGCACATGGTCGACGACGGCAATCGAGTGGTGTACCGGGTGTTCCAGGCCGACATGGAAGCGGGCCAGCCATCGAGCCAAGAGCCTGGGTTCGCCCCGGAGATCCGCCTGCGCTACAGCGACTCCAAGGGCTACGACTGGTCGACCTCACTGTCGACCTCACTCGGCCTGCGCGGTGACTACAAGGCCATTGCCCGCTGGTTCCGCCTTGGTCAGTCGCGCGACCGAGTGTTTGAGCTGTCTTGGTCCGCCGACATGAAAACCGCGCTTAACGGTGCGTATGTCAATCCGGCGCCGGGGGTCAACTGATGGTCGATATTGCGATTGACCTGCCGATCTACAACACGCCGATCATCGACGCGCGCGGAAACATCAGCGAGGTCTGGTGGCGCTTCTTTGCCACCCTGCTGACGCGCACCGGTGGGACGCCAGGCGTCGACATCGACAACCTGGTGCTCATCATTCAAGGAGTAATCCGCGACCTTGAGGACTTGTCCATCACAGTCGGCACGGTGGATGGCAAGGCTGGCCAGGCCAACGATGCGATCAGCTATCTGTCGCAGATCATCGACCTGCTGGCCGCGGCGCCTACTCCTGACCTGTCGCGCTTTGATGCGTTGGAGTCGTCAGTCCGCAGTCTTGATGAGCTATCCGGCACGGTTGGGGCTAAGGCCAATCAGGTCGCCGATTCGCTGCAGTCCGCCGTCCGTACCCTGGAGCCAGAAGGCGGCACGGCTATCGCGGCGGCGAACCGTGTGGCGGATTCATTGCAGGCGCTGGCCAGGTCGATTGAGCTGGCCACCAGCAGCCCGCAATTTCAGTTTCCGCGCACTTTCTCGATCGATTATCTGGACTGGGATCAGACGCCTTCATATGTCGCGCAGACCGCGCGCATGGCCTGGAATACCGCTGACGATACGCTGAACCTGCATCACAGCGATGGCGTGACCCAGCAGATGGGCCAGGAGCTGTACGGGCGCATCACCAACAATACCGGCGTGACCATCCCTAACGGCGCGTGCCTGGGGATCAACCCGGCCACCAATACCTATGTACTGTTTATCGCTAACGGCACGTTGTCGCCGATCACCATCGTCGGCGTGACCACGCAATCCATCGCCAATGGCGCGCAGGGTCGAATCACGGTATGGGGGCGCGTGCGCGACATCGACACGACCGGTACGCCATTCGGCGAGGTGTGGGCCGCCGGGCAGGTCCTTTACGTCTCCACGACGATTGCCGGCGGTTTCACCAACGTCAAGCCCACCGCGCCAAACCTAAGCCTGCCGATTGCCCAAGTAATCACCGTGAACGCCACCACCGGCCAGATCGCCGTGCGCCCGACGGTTGAGCAGCAGTTGTTCTATGGTCAGTTCGTCAAGACCGCCGACCAGACGCCATCGGCCGCCAACACGGCGCAGGCCTTGACATGGAGCAGCGCCCTGATTGCAAACGGCGTGAGTATCGGCGCGCCGACATCGAGAATCGTCGTGGCCAATGCCGGGCTCTACAAGTTCAGCGTTTCGCTGCAGCTGACATCCAGCAGCGCTAGCGTGAAGAACGTGTACTTGTGGTTCAGGAAGAACGGCGTGGACGTTGCCAATAGCACGCTGGTTTCGTCTCTGGACAGCGGCACTGCCATCCGCGCGCCATCGCGCAGCTTGTTCTTTTCCCTCGCCGCAGGGGATTACATCGAGATCATGTTCGCCTGCGACAGCACCGCCATGACCGTCGACAACATCGCCGCCACCGCATTCTCCCCGGCCGCGCCAGCAGCCACCCTATCCGTGAACCAGGAGCAACAATAATGGCCGTTCAAGCAGTTACGCTCGTCGCCTCCAAGCAGGCCGAAAACGCCCAAACCACGCAGTACACCTCGACTAACTGCACCACGATCATCGACAAGGCGACGATCACCAACACCACTACCGGGATCGTCACCTTCGCCGCCAACCTGGTCACCGCAGCAGGGGCGGCAGGCGCGGCCAACCTGATCGTCAGCCGCTCGATTGCGCCCAAGGAGACCTACGCCCTGCCGGAACTGGTCGGCCAAGTGCTGCAGCCGAGTGATTTTCTGTCGACGATTGCCGGCGCCGCCACCTCGTTGACCCTGCGCGTATCCGGGCGGCAGATCACCAACTAATCTATGGCGTAGAATGTGCCGGTGATAACCAATTTCTTAGGTGGAAAATGCGCAATTTCCTGAAAATCGGGCAAGGAACGGATGTAATGCCGCTACTTGCAGCAATAACTCGGCAGCCGGATCTGTGGAAGGCCGACACCTACCTGCGTGACTATCCACAGGGTCCGTTCGGGGACATCGACTCGATCATCCTGCGCTTCCCAAAAAAGATCATTGCCGCGACCGCCGAAGAAGCCGAGCAACACTTGGCGAGCACCGATCAGCACGAAAGCCACGACACGCCATCGTATGCGCTGCTGCCCGAGGCTCGTCCGCTGGTGATGGCGCTGATGGCGTATGTCGGCGGCACGCGCCTGGGTCGGGTCATCATCAACCGCATCCGCCCGGGCGGGCAGATCACGCCGCACTGCGACACGCCTGACCATGCCGCCTACTACGAGCGCCATCATATCGTTCTGCAAAGCTCGCCGGGAGTAGCCTTTCGCTGCGAAGACGAGCAGGTCTACATGGCAGCCGGAGAGACCTGGTGGTTCAACAACGCGGCCGAGCACAGCGTCGTGAACAATAGCGCCACCGACCGCATCCACCTGATCGTAGATATCCGGAGCGACCGATGATCACTGCACACGTTGAATCCTTTGTCGCCAACATCGACGAGCTGAAGCGGGTCATCCCGCTGCACTACGAAGAACTGGCGATGAACAAGGACAAGGTGCCGTTGGCACCACGCTGGGACCGCTACGCGCATGCAGAAGCCATCGGCGAACTGTTTTTTGTTGCTCTGCGCGATGCCGGCGAGCTGGTCGGCTACTTCATCGGGCTGGTGGCCCCAGGTCTGCACTACGAAACCTGCCTGACCTGCATTCAGGACATTTTCTACGTCAAGCCTGACGAGCGCGGCGCTGCTGCTGGCGACCTATTGTTCGACTTCGTGGAGAAAGAACTGAGGCGGCGCGGCGTACAGCGCATCGTCGGCAACTCGAAAAACCATTTCCCTTGCGCGTGGCTGTTCCAGCGTCGCGGCTGGGAACCAATCGAAACCATCCATAGCCTTTGGCTGGGGGACTGAATCATGGGCGTAGGAGCAGCAATTGCAGGGTCGGCCGTCGTCGGTGCCGTCGCTTCGAATTCAGCATCGAATAAGCAAGCCAAGGCCGCGGAGAACGCCGCCGAGCTGTCGTCAGACGCCTCGGCGCAGATGCGGGCCGATCTCAGCCCCTACGCGGAGCTAGGCACGCAGGCCATCAACCCGCTGTGGGCGGCCATGGGCTACAACATCGACAAGGACGGCAAGCCTGTCCTTAACCCTAGTGCGGCACTGCAGCAGAAGTTCGCGTTCAACCCGACCGACCTGGCCAAGACGCCCGGCTACCAGTTCGCCCTGAGCCAGGGGCTGAAAGGTACGAACAACGCACTTGCCTCGCAGGGGCTTGGTCTATCTGGCGCCCAGGCCAAGGGCCTGTCGACCTTCGCCACGGGCCTCGCCGATCAGACCTATGGCGACGCCTACAACCGCGCGCTGTCGACCTACAACACCAACTACCAGGTGGCGGCGAACAACGTGAACAACCTGCAGGGTCTGCTCAACACCGGGCAGAACTCGGCGGCGCAGACTGGCCAGGCAGGCTTGCAGGGTGCCAACAACGCCGGGAACTACCTGACCCAGGCCGGCAACGCGCAGGCTGCTGGCATCGCCGGCATCGGCCAGGCGGCCAACAACGCGACCAACAACTACATGCTCTACAACGCACTCTACAAAAAACCGGGGGCTTGACATGGCTATCGATCCATCCATCGCGCTCTCGGCTAATGCTGGCGGCGGCAATCTTCTGCAAACTCTGCAGGGCGCTACCCAGCTGCGCGGCCTTCAGCAGCAACAGCAGGCTAACGTGGCTGCCTCACAGGCCTATCGCGACGCGACCAACCCGCAGACCGGGCAGATCGATTACAACCGCCTAACCGCGCTGCTGTCGCAGGGCGATGCGGCCTACAACCTGCCGCAGTACCAGCAGCAGATCAACGAGGCGCGCAATTCGACGCTGCAGTTCGACAAAGGCCAACTGGAGCTGGCGCAGAAGAAGTCCGACGCGCTGGCCAATGGTTTTGGCGGCCTTCTGTCAACTCAGGACTTCACACCGGCCGGCGTGTACAAGGTGGCGGCCCGCGCGGTGTCGCAGGGCCTGATCACGCCAGAGGAGGTGGTCAAGTTCACCGCCGACATGCCAACCGACGCGGCACAACTGCCGGCATGGGTGCAGCAGCGCTACCTCGGCTTTGCCAACAACGTGGAAAAGCTCAAGGCCCTGGCGCCGCAGATCCAGACCGTCAACACCGGTGCGCAGCAAGTGATCACGCCGATCAATCCGCTGACCGGGCAGGTCTCTGGCGGGCAGACCATCTTCAACAATCAGCTATCGCCCGAGGCGGCCAGCCAGCCGACGCAGATCTACGACCCGGCCACGCAGAGCATGCGCACCATTACCCGCGAGCAGTTCTCGACGATGGCGCAGCCTGGTGCAGCTGGCGGCGGTCTGCCGGCAATTGGCGGCGGCGCACTGGGAAGCGGGCGGATCAATGCCGCTCCAGCCGGCCCAGGCCTTCAAGCGGCGCCATCGCTCGGCACTCAGGCGGCAGCCGAGGTGGTCGGCAAAGGCGCCGCCGAGTCGTCGCTCGCCCTGCAATCGCAGGCCGACGCAGCCCCGCAATCCATCTACCAGTTCCAGAACATGCGCGAGAAGCTGGCCGACATCAACACCGGCCCTGGCACCGACTGGCGAACCACCACGCAGGCGTTCATCACCGGACTGAGCCCTGACATCGCCGCCAAGATCGGCATCGACCCGCAGAAGATCGCTAGCGCCGAGGAGTTCAAGAAGTACGCCACACAGGCCACGCAGGCCACGCTGGCAGGTCTTGGCGAAGGCACCGACTCCAAACTTGCCTCGGCGGCCGCAGCTAACCCGGGTACGCAGCTGTCGAAGCTGGGCAACCAACAGCTGATCGACGTGCTGATCGCCGGTCAACGCGCCATTCTCGCCAAGAACCAGGCGTGGCAAGCGTCCGGCCTGCCGCCCGAGCAGTACAACAAGTTCAGCACGCAATGGAGCCGCGAGATTGACCCGCGGGTATTCGTCGCCCAGGACATGGACCCGGCCGCCCGTTACAAGATGCTCGACAGCCTGCCGAAGAAGGATCAGGAGACGTTCAAGCGCTCGTACATCAACGCCCGTAACCTGGGGTACGTGCAATGAAACAATGGGATTCGCTGATCCAGTCGGCCGGCCAAAAGTACAACGTCGACCCCAAGCTGATCGCCGCGCTGGTTCGTACCGAAAGCGGCGGTGACCCTAACGCCTACAACGCCGAGTTTGGCGCCACCGGTCTTGGCCAGCAGATCCCGGCCACGGCCAAGGCGCTGGGGATCGACCCAAAAGACCCGGCGCAATCGATCGAAGGTGTGGCCAAGCTGCTGAACGAGAACCTGAACCGCTATGGCTCCCCGGAGCAGGCGGTTTTGGCCTATCACGGCGGCACCGACCAGGCCAATTGGGGGCCGAAGACGCAGGACTACCTGCGCAAGGTTTCCGCCAACTATGGAGCGCCGCAAGTGGCCAGACCCTCCGCAATCCCTGATGACGAATTTGAAGCGGCGTTCGGCGCGCGGCCGGCTCCTGTTGGCAAGGCCGCTGCACCGGCAGCCGATGAGTTCGAAGCTGCTTTTGGTCCACGCCCAACAGCTGCGCCTACCGTTGCTACGGCACCTGTGCCTGCCGCCACGCAGGCACCATCGACCGCAAACAACAGCATTCCCGGCCTAGCCATGCAGGGCCTGGAAAAGCTCGGCGAGATCGGCATCGGCAACGTGCAGGCCGCTGGCCGAGGCATCAGTGACGTGCTCGACGCGCCTAGTGAATGGCTGGCTGTCGGCGCTGAAAAGTCTGGACTGACCGGCTTGCTCGGTCGTGCCGGGATCAACATGCCAACTGCTGAGCAACAGGTGCAGATCAATGCGCAGAGCCGAGCCGATTACGACGCGCGCAATCCCGATGCCGGTATCCAGCAGGGTGCCAGCCGTATCGTCGGAAACCTGGCAGGCGTTCTCGCTCCAACAATCGGCGCCGAAGCAGCCTTGGTCCAAGGCGGTCGCGCCCTGAGCAATGCCGTTGGCAACCCGCAGCTGCTTACCAAAGCCGGCGAGTTCCTACGCGGCCAGGGCGGCCTGGCATCGCGCATGACCTACAACGCCGGGCAAGGGGCAGCTGGCGGTGCGCTGCTATCCGGTGGCCAGCCTGACGCCTCGCTGGCAGACTCTGCTGGGCTTGGCGCGATCCTCGGCGGCGCGGTGCCAGTTGCCGGATCGATCCTAAAATACGGCGCCAACACGGGCAAAGCGCTGGTCGCCCCATTCACCGAATCAGGACGCGCCGGGATTGCCCAGCGCGCGATCCAGGGCGAAGCGGCAAAAGACCCGCTGAACCAGGCGCAGAACATCCTGGCAGCCAAGCCCGGATCGTCACTGCCAGCGCCTGCCGCACAAGCTGTTGAGCGCATCAGCGCGGACGATGCCGTGAATCGCGCCGCCGCCGCCGGGCGCATCGACGCAAACTTCGACGAGATCGTTCCTGGCTCGGTGCCTACCTTGGCCCAGGCCACCGGCAACGCCGGACTGGCAGCTCTGGAACGCGCCGCCATTGGCCGCGCGCCGAACGCCTTTGCCGAGCGTAACCTGTCGAACTATGCGGCGCGCAACGCCTACATGACCGAGATCAAGGGCACCCCGGAAACCCTCTCGTCGGCAGTCGCCAAGCGCGATGAGGAGGCTCTGCCGTTCCTGCGTTCTGCGCTGGATAACGCGCGTCCAGCCAACGCCAACCCAGTGATGGACGAGATCGACACCATCCTCAAGGGGCGCGCCGGCCAGCGCGACGAAGTGGTCAAGGCGCTTGGCCGCGTCAAGGACAAGCTCGACCTCGGCGAAGGTCAGGGCCTGCAATCCAGTGTCGAGCAGTTGTATGGCATCCGCCAGAGCATCAACGACCAGCTGGCCACCGTTGCCGGACGGGATAACTCGGCTTCGCAGCTGGCATCCAAGGAGCTGATCCAGGTTCGCGACAAGCTCGATGATTCGATCCAGGCCGCCGCCCCGGGCTTCAAGGAGTTCCTCAAGACCTACAGCGAACTGTCGCGCCCAGTCGATGCCCAGCGCTACCTGCAGGGCCTTGACCTGACCGACCAGACCAGCCAGCGCATTACCCTGAACAAGGTCAAATCGGCGATCAACCGAATCGAGAAACTGCGCAGCGGCAAAGGCGCCAATGAAGCCAAGTCGATCAGCGATGAGCAGCTGGCGATGCTGCGCAATCTGCAGACTGACCTGCAACGAGAAGCGAACTCGTCGCGCGGTATGGCCATTGGCTCAAACACCTTCCAGAACTTCGCCACCAATCAACTGATCGACACGATGATGCCGGGCAAGCTTGGGGCTGTTGCGCCGGTGACGCCTGGGGCGATTGGCGGGGCGCTTGGTTATGCGTTGGGCGGGAATGTGGGCGCGGGGATTGGCGCGATTGCCGGGCAGCAGGCGGCCGGAGTTGCGGGTAGAGCCATGGCGGCGCAGGGGCCAGAGATTGAGGCGAGGCTGATCGACTATCTGCTCAACCCGCGAGGGGCTGAAGTGTTGCGAGCTGGAAGGGCCTCACAAACGCCGGCCATGGATGCGCTGCTGCGCCGGGCCTCGCCTACTGCGCCAGCCAGCATCGCCACGCCGGGCAGCCAAAACAACCGCTAACCACCAGAGCCAGAAACCGGGCTTGCTGTAGTCGGTCACCACGGAAAACGCAGCATTGAAGACGGTCAATAAATATTCCAAAGGAAGCCTCACATGACTCAATTGATCCCCAACGGGAAACAGCAGTTCGAAGACCAGAACGGTCACCCGCTGGTGGGGGGCAAAGTCTATTTCTATGCGCCCGGGACCACCACGCCAAAGGATACCTACCAGGACGTCGACCAGACCATTCTGAACACTAACCCGGTCATTCTCAATGCCCGCGGTCAGGCATCTATCTACGGCACTGGGCGCTACCGGCAGATCCTGCGTGATGCCTTCGGCTCTACGATTTGGGATCAGGTCACCACCGACCAGGCTGGCGAGCTGCAGTCCGGACTGGCAGATCCGAACGACATTGCCAAGGGTGATGCGCTGGTCGCTGTGCGCAGTACCGTGTCTGGCGGCGTGGCGCGGACCCAGCACGAAAAAAACGAAGACAGCCTGACGGTCAAGGATGTTGGGGCTAAGGGCGACGGCGTTACCAATGACACCGCGGCCATTCAATCGATGGGCGCATCTGCTGGTTTTGCGGTATTGCCACGCGGCGGATACGTCGTGTCGACCGCCACCTTCGACTTCCCGGTGGTGTTCGAACAGGGCGCCTACATGCTGGCCGCTCTCGGCTCAACTATCACCTTCACCGGCACCATTGAAGCGCCACGGCAGTACATTTTCCAGGGCGCCGGCACCTACCTGCTGCGCAATGACCTGGACAGCGGCGAGAATAGCCAGCAAGTGCATGTGTCGTGGTTTGGCGCCTTCCCGACCGTGAGAACCGAGGTCGACCAGTCCCCATATATCGCCAAGTGCTTCGCCGCCTTGGACAATACCCGCGAGGCCGAGGTCTATTTCGACAAAGGCCGCTATCACATCGGCGCCGCGCTGACAGTCCCACGGGCCACGGCGGTGATCGGCGAAGGCAGTCGGCGCACCGTGTTCGACATCATGTCGGACGGCTTCGACGTGTTCACCACGCAGGCCAACGGATGCCGGTTCCAGGGCTTCCAGTTTGAGGTGTCGCTTAACTTGGTGGGCGGATACCGTACCTCGGGCGCCTACATCCGCATCAGCCAGCAGCTGTGCGACGTGTACGACGTATGGCTGGGGCAGGCCACGCAGAGCATCGTGGTGACAGCCGGCCAGTGTCGCCTGTTCAACATCGCCTCGACCTATTCGCAAGCCGTCGGTGCCGGCTCCAGTCTGGTGTCGATCCAGGCCTCCGACGTGAACATCGAGCAGGTGTTGGCGTCCAGCTCAGCGTTCGGCCCTGACGCTATCATTGAAATCGGTGGCGCCAGCGCATCGAACATCACTGGGGTGACGGTTGAAAACGTTAACTGGGGCTCGCCATCGGCTGGCGTGCTGGTTAGCACGTCGGCGCGCATCCTGACCAACATCAGTATCCTTGATCTGCGCTTCCGCGGCTTGGCAGGCACGCCTGCGACCGAGCTGGTGAAGATCGTCACCACTGGCACCGGCTCACTGTCCGACGTGATCATCGACGGGGTGTCCGGTAACGCCAACTCGACGAACTGCATCACCATTGCGCAGGGCAGCAGCATTTCCACTACGCGCCTGTCGATTGCCAACGTCAAGTCGGCCGGCACTGTGGGTTATGGCGTGTCCCTGGTGCGCACCGCTGGCACCCTGTCACGGGTGGTGGTGTCGGAAACGGTCAGCGTGCAGCTGTATGCGAATCCTATCGTGCAGACCGGCACCATGAGTGAGGTGACGATCTCGCCACTGGCCAACCCTGGTCACAACATCCCCGACCTGAGCATAGAAAGCATGCTGGACGACACGGCGGTGTCGATCGATCTGCGCCGCGCGGTGTTCTCTGGCATTTTCGCCGTGTCCATTGGTTCGACCCAGTTCGGCATGTTCGTCGTTCGCTCATCCCCTGGCGAGGTCATCACCCCGATGTTCCCGCCGTCCGCCAACGTCAACTCGCAAACTGGCGTGCTGAACGGTACCACCGGGGCAGACGGAAAATTCACTGTCAGCGTGTCCAACAACGTCCTGTATTTTGAAAACCGCCTGGGCGCCACGCAGTCGGTAAACATTGTCCAGCTGTTTGGCACTCGATAAGGAGATATCAAATGACCCTCGATCAAGCCATCCGAACCGGTCTGTCGCTGCTGCCCTCCAATATGGACTCGCGCTCGGCCAGACTGATGCTACATGCCATCAACCGCCAGGAGAACCCTAAGCGCCTGGAGCAGCAGGTTGGCGGGCCGGCTCGCGGCGATTACCAGTTCGAGCGCGGTGGCGGCGTCAAAGGCGTACTCACGCATAAGGCCTCGTCCGCACGCGCCAGCGAGGTATGTCGCGTGCTGGGCATCAACCCTGACACTGAGTCCATATACCAGGCCATCGGCACCAATCCTGTGCTGGCGGCGGCCATGGCCCGCCTGCTGCTGTGGACTGATCCGAAGTCATTGCCGCAGGCGGGTGACGAGCAAGGCGCGTGGGATCTGTACCTGCGCGTGTGGCGGCCAGGGGCCTATGCGAGAGATCCGGACGGCCTGCGCGAGAAGTGGTCGCGCAATTACCGGGAAGCCTACGCCGTGGTGGTCGCATGAGCCTTCTGACGATCATTGGACTGGTCGTCGCGGCTATCATCGGCATGCTCGCCGGCCACCCACTGAGCAAGTCGTCCGGGCGCAAGGAAGGCGCCAAGGAGGCGACCAAAAACCAGCAGGTGGCCCAGGCCGAAGCCATTACCCAATCCGTTCAGGAGCGAAACGATGTTGAAACTCAGGTTGCTACTACTCCCCGCGCTGATCTTGACCGCGAGTTGTCAGAGTTCAGTCGCCCGGATTGACACAGCCTGCGCTTGGGTTAAGCCGATTTACACCAATGCGGCGGATCGTGAGGTGATGGCAGATGCGCTAGCCAAGCAACTGGTCGCCCACAACAGGTTGTGGAAATCCCACTGCCAGAAATGAGAAAGGCCGGCATTGCGCCGGCCTTTTTTATAGAGCTATCCATCCATTCTTGGGTGACGTGTCATATTCAACATCTCTAACGAAGTTAATATTTCTGAACGTGAAATAAACCTTCCTGTATGTTCCGTTATTCATCCTTCGTCCATTATTCGATACAAAGAAGGCGCATCCATCTGTACCGGGCAACAGGGTAACGGTTCGTCCATTTATCTTAACGTCGCTGCCGAAGGTTACGGCGTGACGCGCCTTTTCGTCTGAGGCTGACACCATTCGTAATCGCTTCGGGATAACTTGACCCTTTTTGAAATACAGCGTTACTGAATTTTCCTCTGGCTTTTCTGACGGCTCAATGACTCGTTCATGGCCAGATCGTAGGTCTTTTACATCTTCAGCCGTAAGGCCGTGACCGATACAGTCCTCAAGCTCTGCATTGAATATCGTGATCCATTCAGGAAGATCGGCTGGTATGTTCTCGCAGTTGAAAAACCACCATGAGTCATAAAGGCTCTGCGGAACGGCTATTTGGTACGTAATCCCGAGAGACTCCATAACCTCTTGGGCGTGCCGTTGATCTCCCGCATATGCGGAACCCATCAGCGAGTAGCATAAATTTATCATTTCCAAGGCCCCCGATAGATGTGCTGGCGCATGAACAGCGTGGCGAGGATCATGGCGTCACCTTCCTTTTATTTTCGAGATCTGCACGCAGCTTCCATGCGCGCCATCCATCGCAAAACTCGTCTTGATATGAAGAGAAGCTCTCAGCATATTCAGTTTTCGTTATCAGATAGGCAGCGAAACCTGTGCTTTCATCACCTCGCTCAAGGCACTTAGGAAGCCCACCGAATGCCTCTTCGAATGCAGACTGCTCATCAATTTCTGATTCTTCAAGGTAAATCTGTCCTCGGCGAGGTAGCGGTAGCCATTCCTCAGCATCATCAATCGGCGGCTCGTCGTATCCAAACCGGAAGAATCCGTCGCGGCCATAAACCGCCTCGGCGAATTCATCCTCACCTACCTGAAGAATCAGAACGTGTTCGAATTCATTTCCAGGCTTAATTGTTGGCGTGTTCATTTCGTCACCTTCTGCCATCCGGCGTCGATTGCAGCAATCCAAGGTTCATGGTCGCACTTGTGCCATTTTGAGTCCGGATTGATTAGCTGGAAAAGCTCTTTGGCCTGTGCCTCACGCGCTTCATCAGCGATCTGCTCTGGCGTTAGGATGGGGCGGAAGCGTGCATATTTCTTGATCGGGCAAAACTCGTCTGGCTCATCCCGACCAACCGTCTCGCAATAGATCCGGTAGTCGGTGATAGCCACAACAAAAACCTTTGCCCATGCGTCTCGGATTGTCAGAATCTCACACACAGTCCCAACTGGCGGCAGGCCTTCGCCGGTCCAACGCGTAGGCCTCTGAGTCTCGAATGCAAACTGGTATCGACGCGGATTGTGGTAGCTCATGGCTCCAACTGTCCCGCCGTACGGGAAAGACTTCCCATGGTCGAATTGCTGGTACTTATCCTCTCCGACCCAAACCTCTTTAACGCCCATCGCCGTTGCATGAAATGCATGCGCAATTGCCCAATCTGGCGCGCTGCCCCAATCGATATTCATACCGCCACCCCTTCATTCGATTTCATGCTCAGCGCCGCCAGCAGATCGGCAAACACCGGATCCGCATGCGCCACCACCGGCACTTCGCGCAGCTTGCGAATCACGATCATGATCCCCACGCGCTGCGCCAGTGGCTTGTTCACCAAAGACCGCTGCAAGTTCTCGATGATCGTCTGTGCGCTGATGTTCGCCGGCGACGATTCGATCAGCTCGCGGGCGTAGGCCATGCCAAGGAGGATGTTGTAGTTGTCGAGTTTCATTCCGACACCTCTTCTTCAATCTTGGTTGTAGAACCGATCCATTCGCCATCGGCGATCATCTGACGTAGGCGTTTTTCCTGGGCATCCCGCGCAGCATCCCACGCAGCATCCGGCGCAGCAGCCCACGCAGCAGCCCACGCAGCAGCCCGCGCAGCATCCCACGCAGCATCCCGCGCAGCAGCCCACGCAGCAGCCCGCGCAGCATCCCACGCAGCATCCCGCGCAGCAGCCCGCGCAGCATCAGGCGCAGCAGCCCACGCAGCAGCCCGCGCAGCATCCCGCGCAGCATCGTCGCAAAGGCCATTGGCGAATTGCTCGGCCACATCCAGCGCATTGAGGCTGCGCGGATCGGTAAT